GATGGTATATCTAGACACCCCGTATCAAGACGGAGGTCCGCATCAAGACAACACAACTCATGATGATCATAGTGATCATGGTGATACACCTCATGCAGATGAACCAACTTTTGTAGGAACTGTTTGATAAATATTGATGAAGGATGTGAATAATGAAAAGATTAGATTTTGTGTTACCTGAATGGACTAAGATTATTTGGAATAGTGTTGAATCTAGAGAAGTTTGGGAACCAAGAATAAAGAAAATTATGAATTCTTTTCTAGAAATTGAAAAGAATACTGTATTACAAAATATTAAACCTTCATGGTTAACAATTATTACGCAATCTCAATATATAATTTTATCTAATGAATTAATTAATACTGACTTTGTTTGTCATATTTTAAATAAAACCCCAATAACAAATTCATATACAAGCTCAACCCAATGCTATGTTGAAGGGCAACCTTATAACTATAGAGTTGTCTTAACACATAAAGATAAAGTCAAAGATTGGATAGATGCCTGGAAAAATTCAGATAATGATAAGATTGGAGAGTTGCTGGGATTTCCTAAGTGTTGTAGAAATTTCTTTCAAAAATATTGGGTAGAAGAATCTTATTTAGATACATCATGGGTTATGAGTTTAAATGGAACTCATGGACCGAAAGAATGTAATATCTTGTTAAGATGGTTGGGAATTAGAGCTGTAAGTCATTTACCGTGTTCTTTTGATTGTAAACAAACCTATGATATTGCCAGAAAAAATATTGAATGGGGATATCAAAACGGATTCTCTCAAGAAATGGAGTGGATGGAAGAAATGTTAGACTGGCCTGTTCAATGGTCAGCTTTACATGGTATTGCCGAAATACGAACTCCTATACTTAAAATTAGCACAAGAACTGATGCAACATCAGATCTAGTAGTAGTAGATAAGCAAGGATTCTCTTATCCTAATGAAGGAACAAGTGGCACAAAATTTCCTTATATTAATAAGGCAAAAAGTATTATCACACAGAATAATGCCTTCAAACGAAGTCTATTATTAGAAAATCAATGGAAAGATAATGGATTCTCTACGTTTGAAGCCATGACACACAGTCATCAAATTCTATTAAAATCGTTGGATTACTTAGAAGACAATAAATTCTACAATATAATAGACTTTGGTTGTGGTAATGCAGAATTACTCAAAACAATTCAACAAACGAAATTAAAGAATAGTTCTTTGAGTGGAATTGAAATTGATAGTGCAAGATTTAGTAGAATTAAGTATAACACCACAAATAACATAGTAATAGAAAATTTCTACAATGCAAATATGTTTGATTTCACCAAAGATTGGGTTCATAAGAAATATGATTTGGTTATTCTTATGCCAGGAAGATTGACTGAATGTAATGAAGAAGATAGAAAATTCTTTTTAACATGGCTCAAAGAACATACTGAGTATATTTTATGGTACGCTTATGGTGATTGGAAGAATAAGACTACTCAAGAACCTTGGTATACTATGAATTTATTGAATATGGAATTCAATAAATTACATTCAATTTCTTCTGACCTATGTTTAGCTTCAATCGGTAAAATGTGCGAAAAGAATAAGAAAGTACAATTTCAAATTTTAAATTGAATGGGATAATATGGAAATAAATTTAGCAACTACAATATCAGAATTATCATTAAAACAATGTATTCATTTATGGCATTTTGCGAATAAATTCCAAAAACATAAATTGAATTTATTTATCGGATTAGAAAATAATCCAAATCAACATCATTTAACTTCTTTGATCTATAAATTAGATTGGGAAAAACGTACGCATAATCAAAATTTGTCTTTTAACATATATTTCCCAAAAGAAATACAAAGTTATCCTCCTAATCTGAATTATAGATTTGCTCTGATTGAAAATATTATTAAAAATAAACATAAATTAGATTATGTAGTTTACATTGATAAAGATGTTTTATTTAGCCAACAACAAACTAATATTATGTGGGAACATATTAACAATAAAACTAATTGGCATGGTGGAGGAAGTTTAATTTATGGAAAAAATCTTAAATATGATTTGGAATGGAATTATATCGAAGAATATCCTTTAATTGAAAAAGAAATCAAGAATACTCCAATAATTGGATTATTTGAAAATGATCTTAAGGAATCAAATTACTACCAAAATTGGTTTAAATTCGTTAAAAAGAATTTTCAGGAAGGAAATAATATGTTTAATTGGGAGAAAAAATAAATGAGTATCGAAGTGAGTCCAGTTGGAGTTACGTGTAATTTATCTTGTCCATATTGTTATGAACATCCTATAAGAGAAGCCGGCAACTTTAACGAAAAACCATATGATTTGACGAAGATGATTCAAGGTTTAGAAAAAGAAGGCGGTTACTTTAGTCTATTTGGAGGCGAACCACTTCTAACAGATATCGAAACATTAGAAGGTTTGTGGAAATATGGTTATGATAAATTTCAAAAAAATGGAATACAGACTAATGGAACTCTAATAAAAGAAGAACATATAGAATTATTCAAAAAGTATAATGTTCATGTTGGCATTAGTGTAGATGGACCAGATGAATTAAATGACGCTAGATGGGCGGGTTCTCTAGAAGAAACTAGAAGAAGAACTAAAATGTCCATGAATGCAATTGAAAAACTATGCAATGAAAATATAGGAACTAGCTTTATTGTAACTCTACATAAATTAAATGCAACACCAGAAAAACTCCCAAAATTAAAAGAATGGTTCAGATATTGGGATAATACGGGGCGCATTTCAGGAGCAAGATTACATATTCTAGAAGTTGAATATGACTCTATTAATGAAGCATTAGCTCTTACAGATGATAGAAATGTTGAAATTATGTTAGAAATGGCTCAACTTGAAACAGAATTAAAAACAATAAAATTTGATATATTTAGAGATATTAAAGATATATTATTGGGTGAAGATTTAAATGTAACTTGCACATTTAGAGAATGCGATCCCTTTACCACAGATGCGGTTAAAGGTATTACTGGTCAAGGAGAGAGACAAAATTGCGGTAGAACAAATAAAGAAGGTATTAATTTCTTAAAATCTGACGATAGAGGTTACGAAAGACAAATGGCTCTTTATAATACACCACAAGAATATGGTGGTTGTAAAGACTGTAGATTTTTTATTATGTGTAAAGGGCAATGTCCAGGAACTGGTATCAAATACGATTGGAGAAATAAAACAGATAAGTGTGAGATGTATTTTAAATTATTTGAACACTTCGAAAAGAAATATGAAGAGGCTGGTGTGTTGCCTTTAAGTAAAAGTCCCGAACTTAAAAGAATAGAATCTTTAATGTATAATTATTGGTCTCAGCAAAAAAGATGTTCGATTCAAAATAATATCTTTCCTATTTTATCTTCTTACTGAACCATCTAGACATAATATTTGAATTATAATAAAGCCGATTGCCTTTCTCATCTAAAGCAGTAAGGCAATCGGCTTTTATTTGTAATTCAACTTCTGAATATGTAAGTTCACCTTTCGTCTTACATAACTTTAAAATTTCTCTCTTAAAGTTCTCTTCTCCAAACTTCTGGATATCTTCTAACAATTCTTCACAAGATCCCCAGTAATCTTTCCAGTCGGATTCTAAAACAAAATGTTTTCTTCTCTTCTTATCTTTAACTTTCTTTGATCGATAAGAATTAAATTGCTTCTTTCCGATATATTTTCTTCCGGTAATCTCATTTGTGATTATGTATATGAATCCAAAATAAATTGGATTCATCTCAACGTATTCTTTGTTCTCATATATCCAAGTTCTCATAGAATGTATTTATTATAAATAGTTCTATATGCAATCTTTCAAATCATTTCTTCTAAAAGAAGCCACAGAATATCATAAAGAAAACCAAATTCCTGTGTACGATTCTATATTCAGATATGGATCAGAAGGTTATTTTGCACTAATAGAAGAGTATAGAAAATCAGATTTGGAATTAACTGAAGAAGAAAAAGATTTTCTAGATTCTGATATAGGTAAGTTTGGGATCTACGAAGATCAAGAAGTTCCTCTAGATTTACCTTTTATCGCCGAAGCAGAATATAATGGTCAAGATGTAGAATTAGATAAACCAAAGCGTGGTGGCAGAAAGAAATTCTATGTGTATGTAAAGAATGATAAAGGTAATATCATTAAAGTTCAATTCGGTGACACTTCTGGTCTGAAAGTTAAAATCAATGATCCAAAAGCAAGAGCATCGTTTGCTGCAAGACATAAATGCAAAGAAAGAACTGATAAGACTAAACCATCATACTGGTCTTGTCGTATCCCAAGATTCTCAAAATCTTTAGGATTATCTGGTGGAAATAGGAATATATTTTGGTAATGACAGATAAAATTGATCTATATTTGAGAACTATGGATACTTTTAAAGATAATAGAATAACAGTTAATTCCTTCTTCAGAGAATTTTCTCCAGAAGTAGAAGAATCCCAACTTGTTTGGCATAGAGATAAGAAAGATAGAAAAATATCTATTGTATCTGGTAAGAATTGGAAAATACAGTTTGATAACGAGTTACCTAAAGAATTAATAATCGGGGAAGATATCTTTATACCAAAGGATATCTTTCATCGAATTTGGCGGGGAGAAGATATTCTTAGATTAAAAATAGAGGAATCATAAATAATCTTATGTCAACTGTCCCTTCATCTCTAGATCAATCCAATAGTGCTCTATATAAGTTTCAATTCGATAAGCTACCAAATACGGTATATTGGACGTACTCCGTCACTTTACCAGGAGTTACATTCGGAGAAGTAATACAACCAACACCATTTCTTGACATTAAACGTCCAGGGGATAAGTTAATATTTGATCCACTCACAATCAACTTTATTGTCCAGGAAAATCTGGCGAATTACATAGAAATATTCAATTGGATGGTAGGTTTGGGTCATCCGGAATCTTTGGATCAATATAAAACATGGACATCACAAGGCGGAAAAACCCCAAAACAAAATATATATTCGGATGGTATATTGACTATTCTTTCTAATAAACAGAATCCTATTGTTAGAATTAAATTTATTGATTGTTTTCCTACGGCTCTTTCCCCGCTAACATATGACTCATCAATAACAGATGTAACACCGATTACAACTGATTTAACCTTATCGTATTCATATTACAAAATAGAGGCTCTATAATGTATTCATTTAAACAATTTATAGTAGAAGGAGAAGGTCTTACAAATAGAAGACCAGGCGAAACTTTCGTTGATAAAGATAAATCTCCTATCGCATTTGTAAGCGTAGAATTCTTTCCAACAAAAGATGATTTTGAAGGAGATCTAGATTCTGTTACTTTTGTGAATAAACCACTATCTAATCTAACTTCCTTAGGAGTTGCAACATTTAAGAATTCTGCTGGAGAAGAACTTCTTTTCGGTAAGTGGGTTAAACCAGGAACAAAGGCTTGGCAAAATTCTAATCCTGGATTTTTTGAATACAAATCAAAAGCAACTGCAAAAGAAGAATCTGGATTGAAACCAACTGATTTCTTGAGTAGACTGGAAAATCTCACTCCGGATGATATTCTCAAACAAGTAGAAAGTGCTTTTGGAAAAGGATCACCTCTATATCTAGCAACTCAAGAAACAATTAAATTTGGTTATCCAAAGACACCAGTAACACTGGATGGATTAAGTGAAACTGGTGTCACAAATTATTTTGCTGAAATCTTACAACCAATTGCATTAATGTCTGGTGAATACGATGGAAATGCAGGAGATGGTCTTAAAGTTCTAGTAGGAACTTCTAATCTTTCTAAATTTAAGATTAACTTTCCAACTGGAGTTACACAAGGTCTATACGATTCTTATCTAACATCTGGTGTTAAACAAGTAAATATTTCTTCTAAGTTTGGTTCTGCTGCACAATCAGCAAAAGCATCTGTAACTAATCTATATAAGATTTACAAAGATTATAAAGATAAAGATATGTTTGATGAATATCAAAAAGAAATTGAGATCATGAGAATTGTTACTGAAGAGAACCAAGAAATGGCACCAGTTCTAATTGGTGTGCATTTAGGATTGATATCTGAAAAAGAAAAGAAAGATATCACAAACTTGAAGAAAAATTCGAGTGTGAAGTTAACATCAAATATCATTAAGATGAGAGATTCTATCAAACCAGGTGCAGGAAAAGAACCAGATCCATACTATCATGTAATCGCTGGTGTTGCGAAATCTGTTTGTGCTTATATTAATGAAACAGAAGATATTCAATTTAGTAGAGTAGCATCAATGCTATTAAACGGAACTGTAATTCAGATTTACACAAAAGCAAAAGCAAAATCTGGGGTTGTTACATTCTCGAAGTTCGATACAAAATGGCCGTCAGATGCAGTCACAAACGTATTAATTGAATCTGGAACAAGATATAAGACAAACAGAGTAGACGGTAAGCTGGGATATATTGTAAAAAGTAAATAGAAAATGTTAATTTTATGAATACTAATTAAAGGACATTGACTTAATCAAAAATAGATAAGAAGAAATAACAAAATGAATTTGGGAGGCTTTTGGCCTCCCAATCTTTTTAGTATGTTTTCTTCCCGATCGAGTACTTCGCAACAAGTTCCCAATTATTCTTTTCTGAGTGAGGAATAATTTTGATCTTATTGATTGGACCAAAATTTGACATCTTATTTGGAAATTTAAAAATCTTCTTTCCTGTTTCGACATCTTCTCCGATATATTGAGAATCGACTACCTCACATAATCCCCAATCATGTAACAATTTTGCAATCGTATTCCTACGACTTTTATCAGTTTCATCAAGTTCATTCGCCTTATTATCTAATGCGAATAATTCTTTGAAGTGAACTAGATAATACTTTCCTTTCTTATGAAGGATATGACAAGATTGGTATAACTTTTTATCTTTATTAGACGCAATTCCAATTCGTGTAAGAGTTTCCTTACAAAGCAAAAACGCTTCTTCTGAAGCTAAATTAATTTCTATAAAAGAATCAATTAAATTCTGAATTCTATCATTCATCACTATTCCTCTTGGGATCTGATTTCGATTTCACGATCCCACCCTTATCTAAATATATTCTCATATCATGAAGATCTTGAGAAGAAATAAGCGATTCATATTCTTTGGCTTTTCTAAGAGAAATATCGTAATATTCAGCTATAATTTTTGCTTTATCAGATGTTTGTAATTTCTTAGCCCAAGGAACAAATCTTTTCTTCTTTCGAACTACATATAGATAATATTTATATTGTAGAGTTTTATCTAAAAAGGGATGAATATTCATTTCTTGGGCAGAGAGATGAGTATCAATCCCCATACTCATCGCTTTATTAATCATAAAAGGAACATAATCTGAGTCGTTAAAATCAGATATCATATCAAAATCTTTATCGAAATTAATCGAATCAATAATTTTGAATAAAGGAGATTTTTCTTTAGACATAATTATTCCTTGAACACACACTCTGCCATAATCTGAGTAAACATGGCAGTCATATTAATCTCATGATCCGCAACAAACGCAGCCTTATATTGGTAATCTGCAAGAATTAAGATCGCAGCAGGAATAGAAGCAGGTAGCAGATAATCTTCTAGGGATTCGAAAGTTGTACGAACAATATGTGCTGGGTCAGATTCTAGATTCTCAGCAACCCACTTTCTCATATTAGAGAACTGTTTATCTTTTAAGAAACCCATTAATTCTTTGACAGAAATATTCTGAATATG